TCTGCGGTGTATCGCAGCGGACGTTTGATCGGTGGTGTTTGCGGGTTGGGTTCCCGGGGCCGAATCGGTTGGGGCTGTATAGCCAGGCGCGGATTCGGGCGTACTGTATGCGCCGGGGATTGCAGGCGAGGAAGTTGGTGGTTTGGGAATAAGGAGGGTGCGATGGACGAAGTTCATTCCTGCTCGTACTACTGCGAGCGCCCCGAGTGCGTTCGTGCCCAGCGGGACGAGTTGCGGGATCGGTTCGTCGTGCCGGTAGAGCCTGCGGTTCTGCCCAAGGGGCCGTCCTGCTGCTGCACCGATCCCCCGACGAAGATGGGCCTGACATTCTACATGGACTCGACGGTTGGCCCGGTTCAGCGCGTGGATGCCGCGTGCCCGGCGTGCGGGGCGATGGTGAAGGGGCTGAAGCTGTAAAGAAACAGGCCCCCGCATGAGGGCCTGAGTCTTTCAGGAGGCTAAGCAGAAAACACGCAACGAGAGGGTCCGTGCTGGTGGCGCGGCAATGGTGGCGAACGGTGTTGTGAAAGTCAAGGAGGAACTGTGAACAAGCTGAACAAGACGGTGTGCCTGCCACCTGATGTGCTGGCCGGGATCGAAGCCTACCGCGAGAAGCTGGCAAAGCCAACGCCGTCGTTCTCAAAGACACTGGAGCAGGTCATCCGCGCAGGGCTTCCGGTTGTGGAGAAGAAGCTCGCCGATGTCAAGTGACCCCAATCGCCTAACGGACAAGTGGGGAATGCGGCAGGTCCGGCTGTTCGGGCGGTTCTTCGTCTGCCCGATGACGGACACTGACGAGCGCCTGCGGATTACCCGGCTGGGTGACGGCGACGACGACATCTGCTGCCACTTCTTTGCCGGGTGGACCTATTGGAAGGACAGCAAGGGTGGGGGGAAGTACGCGCAATGGGCATTCCGTGGCTGCACGGCCTACGGTGCCCGGGCTGTCAGGATTTGCCGCAAAGCCTACCGGAACCGCAAGTTCGAAGTGGACATGGAACTCACACCCAGCGATTTCATCCACCCAAAATCCGGGGAGCGCATCCAGTGGCATCGCGTGCTGGCAATCGACGGCCCGCTGTGCCGGACCTCGAACGTCAAGGAGTTCTACTCCGAAGAGGAGATCGCCGAGTACCGGGCGAGCCTAAAGAAGGAAGGCTACCGTGCGCCGACAATCCACGATCCAGCAACAGCCCCTGGTAGGCCCGGAACTGAAGGCGAAACTCTTGGACCTCCCGGGAGTGCTGAAGATCATCAAGAAATCGACGGGCCTGAAGAGGGACTACGGGATTGAGGATTCGCAGACGGTGTGTTGGTACGCGGTGCCGCTGTCGGACTGCCCCGGGCTGGGCATAGATCCGGGCATCCCCTATACTACATATAATAGGGTGCCGTGCTGGGTCCGCACCGAGGACGGATACGCGGTGACGGCGGTCAAGTACGGGGAGATCAAGGGCCTGAAGTGGGGGCCGCGATCCCTGCGGGCACCGGCGGCCAAGATGGTGCCATCACCTGTGGCCGGTCAGCACTGGCTGGTCGTCGATCACCCGGAAGTCGGCACGGGCACGGCCAAGCCCACGAACCGCGACTTCCCTCGCAATTACGACTGGTACGGCGACCCGCGCACGAAGGGCTACATCAAGTACTTTCTGGCGACGGTGGACGAGGTGGAAGCCGGGAAGCGGTTCTTTGGCCTGACGACGGTTTCGCAATGTCGGCGGCTGTTCCGTGCGATGATGACGGACGCGAAAGTCCGCAAGGAGGTGTCCGTGAGTTTGAGGCAGAAGATTTCCGATGCGCTGAAGGCGCGTGGCATCAGCATCAACGACGCCGAATCCTACATGCTGGACACCTACATCGGCATCATCGAGGACAACAAGGGGTCCAACGATGTCCGGCAGGTTGAGGTGGCGCTTAAGGGCCTTGACCGCATCAAGGAGTTGATCGTCGATACCAAGATGCCGGAAGAGTTCACGCCCTACGAGGTCGAAAGCGGGGATGTCCAGCGCCTCGACGGTGCGGCAGAAATTGCCGCCTTACCGCCGCTACCTGCTGAGGATGGAGATGCCAGTGCATCCGAGTGAAAAGCGCCGATACCTGGAGGCCATGCGGAAGGACATCGCGCTCTTCGCCAGCATCTGCCTAAAGGAGACGGTGTTCGAGCGCACGCCGGACTTGCACAAGGAGGTCTACGACTCCCTGCAATCGAAGTCCGACGACATGCGGAAGATTCTGGCAGTCCTCCCACGCGGGCACGGCAAGACCACAATAGCAGGCAAAATTTTCCCCCTGCACACGGCGCTGTACGCGACCAAACCCGAAATCATCGTGCTGGTTTCCAAGACCCAGGGGCACGCCAAGCGCCTGCTGCGGTGGGTTAAGGAGAAGCTCAACAGCAAGGCCGTGCAGTTCTGGTTTGGCGACTACTCCTCGGAAACCGCGAAGTCATGGGCCTCCGACGAGATCATCCTGAAGAACAATGTGATGATCGTCGCGCTGGGCATGGGCCAGCAGATTCGAGGGATTACCCACTCGGATGCACGGCCCACGATCATCATTCTCGACGACCCCGAAGATGACGAGAACACGCGCACCGAAGAGTCGATGTCCAACAACCTGGATTGGCTGTTGGGCGAGGCAGATTATGCGCTGGACCCGCACACGGGCAAGCTGATTGTGATCGGCACGACGATTCGTGACGGCTGCATGGTGATGCGCCTGCGGGCATCGAGCGGCTGGCACACGATCTGGAAACCGGCAATCACGAACTTCGAGCGGCAGGAAGTGCTGTGGCCGGAGCGCTTCTCGTTTGTGTCGCTGATGAACGACAAGCGCAACAAGGAATCCATTGGTAAGGGGAACCAATGGGCTCGTGAGATGCAGCTTGAAATTCAGTCGAACATCGAGCAGATTTTCAAGCCCGACGACATTAAGCCTTTCGAGTACAACGGCACCTTCAAGCTCGTGGAGAACCGCCCGTGGGGGCTGGTGGAGATCGGTACGCGCAAGATTCCGGTTAACGTGTTCATGGGCGTGGACCCTGCATCGTCACTGTCGAAAAGGGCCGATAATTCGGTGGTGTTCCCCATCGGAATGTGTGCCAAGGGGCACATCTACTGTCTGCCGTACTTCCGGGATCGCATTCAGCCGATGCAGTTGGGTGCAAAGATCATCGACATGGGCGAAATGTACCGGCCCATTCGTGCCCGGGTGGAGAGCGTTCAGTTCCAGGAGATGCTCCGGCAGTACGTTTACGACGAAATGCGGAAGCGGGCACTGGATGGCGGGCACTGGATCAGCGGTTTGGACCAGAAGGTGCTGCCGAGAGGGGAGAAAACGGCCCGGCTGGAGGGGATGCAGCACTATTTTATGACCCACCGGGTGCATTTGCTGGAAGGCCAAGAGGATTTTTACCGCGAACTGACCACGTTCCCCCGTGGAACGCACGACGACACGCTCGACGGCTTTTATTTGGCGGTCATGGGCGCATATCCCTGCGATGTCGCGGAATATTCAGGCGATGCCCCGCCCGTGGAGCGCAAACAGGTGGTGGCCTACGACTGGCAGACGGGTTTTCCGGTCGAATCGGGCGACGGATACTGAACACGGGCAATATTTGCCTGTAAAATATTTGCCGATGGGCAATTATTTCCTCTTGCAGAAAAGAAATACTATTATCGGCGCGTCCTCCATTAAATCCGGTGCGCCAAAATGTCTGAATCCTCGATTGTCCACGACATAGAGAGCACCTACCAAGATTATTTGGGGGCCGCTTCAGAACACCGCCAGAAAATGCAGGAATGGCGGCAGTTCACGAACGGCGAGGTCTACACAGACCAGCAAAAATCGGCGTTTGAGAAGCTCGGACTCCCCCCTGTCAGCGTTCCACTGGTCGAAACCTGCGTTGACCAGATGATCGCCACCCTCACCAGCCGCAGCCCGCAATGGGAAGTCGATGGCTTCGACGACTCGGACGTTGAGTTGTCGATGTCGTGGAACATGTTCTTGGCCTACATCTGGCGCAAGTCCGGTGGTGACGCGATCCACAAGCGCGTGGTGCGTGACCGTGGCGAGCGCGGGATTGGCTGGAAACTGGCGTACTTCGACCCCAGCGCAGACTTTGGGCGCGGGGAAATGAAGATCGCGTACCTGGACCCCAACAACGTGCTGGTATCGCCGGGCTCCACGGACTACCTCTTCCGCGACAGTGCCCGGATTCAGGTGGCGAAGATCGTCACGGCACAGGATTTCCTGCGGTTCAACGGCCACCTGAAGGCCGATTTCCTGAAGGGCGTTAAGACCCAGCAGGGCTCGGAACTCACCCCCAGCACGTCGCTGTCCGGCAGTGGCTTGAATCCCAACTTGGCGACGGACCTTTCGGATACCTACGCGAACGGCATTGATTCGTTCGGTGGTGGCAAGGGCCGCGAGAACCGCTACCTGCTGATTGACAACTACGAGAAGGCCCGGCGCACCTACCAGCGTGTGGTGGACATGACGACCGGCGAGGAGGACATCTTCTCTGCGGCGGCGTTCAGGGAGTTCCAGAAGCAGCCGGTGTGGTTCAAGCGCACGGCCCAAGGCGACCAGCCGTTGCCCCCGGGGGGGGACCCGCAGGTAGCCTACGGCGAAATGGTAGCCCGTGGCGAAGAAGGTCAGTTGTACGAGGCCCCGAGAGCGCAGTTATTCACGCTGGGCCTGATGGACAGCGCCCCGTTCCTGATTGACCGCATCGAGCGCACAACCATCGTTGGCGACCGCGTTGTCAACCAGCCGAAAGACTTGCCGATCAGCGAGTACCCGGCGGTGCCCTACCCGCATAAGCACATCGGCTCGCCCTACTGCAAATCCCCTGTCAGCTTTGCGATGCAGCCTGCTCGCATGTATAACCGCCTGCTGATGCTGGGCATGGCCTACCTGTCCAATGCCGTGGGCGTTCGCGCTTTTGGTCCGCAGATCGCGGGTATGACCGCTGCTCAGGTTGAGCAGAAACTGCTGCTGCCCACCGCGTACTTCCCGGTGGAACAGGGCCAGTCGATCAGCTTTGCACAGATGCCGCCGCTGCCCACGGGTTTGCAGTCGATGCTCGCGGACATGAAGCACAAGATCGAGTACGTTTTCGGCATTTTTGAGGGCTCGATGGGCAACGCCGATCTGGCCCCGGAGACCGTGCGCGGCGGAATGCTCGTCGATCAGCAGGGCCAGCGGCGGATGAAGTCGCACCAGCAGGACATCGAAGACTCCGACAGCTTCCTCGGCAGCATCGTCATGGAATACTCGCAGTCGGTCTACACCACCGACAAGTATTTCCGCGTGCTGACCCCCAACGGTGGCAGCGAGCAGCGTCGTCTGGCGGCGGACAATTGGGGCTCGAACGCCGGGGCCATGAACCGGATGCTTCAGACGGCCTACGACGTGCGCGTGAAGTCCGGCTCGACCCTGCCGGTGAACCGCGAAATGGAAGAGCAGGTCCACTTCCGGAACTTCCAGGCTGGCCTTATCGACCGCGTGGAGTACCTCAAGAAAACCAACCTGTACGACTTCGACGGCGTTATCAAGCGCACGGGCGAAGTCCAGCAGATGCAGGCGGCCATGCAGGAGCAGGCCACGAAGATCAAGAATCTCGAAGGCGACTTGCAGACGGCGACCCGCGAGAGCGTGAACGACCGCAAGCGGCTTGAGGTCAACGACTTCGAGGTCAAGCTCGACAAGCTGCTGAACCAGTGGGCCGCTGAAGGCAAGATTGCCAAGGCCCAAATCGACATGATCATGAAAGAGTTTGTTCGCAATAGCCCATCCACAGAATCGCTGGACTCGCCCGAAGAGCAGGCCACGGAAGCCGTACAGCGGCAAGACGGTCTGCTTGGTGGCGCTTCAGTTGAATAGGGGGACTGACTGATGTCGATGTTGAACCTTGACGGTGGATCAGAATCGGATGATTTCAAAACGCTGTTTGGTGCGCCCGATCCCGTGATTGAGCCTGCCGGTGGGGAACCGCCCGCAGTTGAACTTTCGCCGGAAACGCCTGCCGACCCCGAAACGCCTGAAGCAACTCCGGAACCGCTTGGCGAAGAGACGCCTGCGGTAGAGCCGGAACCCGTGGCCGGTGGCCGGGATGCGTCGAAACTGCAATCCGAACTGGACAAGCTGAAGGAAGAGACAAAGGACCACGAGAACCTCAAGCAGCTTCTCAACATCGTGACGAGCAACCCGGCCTTGAACGAGGCCGTGCGGTTGGCGGTTGCCGGATTGGACCCCACGCAGGCGTTTGCCAAGGCCAAAGAGGTCGTGGTGGAAGCCGCAAAGGGCTGGCAGTCCAGCATCCCCGACCCGGTGAAACCTGCGGAATTTGACGAGTTCCAGTCTGTCAGCGATCCGTCCTCCGCCAGCTACAAGTACCGTGTGGCGCTGGAAGAGAAGCGGATTCAGGACACCATCGACAAGCGCGTGTTTGACTTCGAAGCAAAACAGGCGCAGACGGCGGCTCAGAACACCCAGCAGATTCAGCGCGAACAGGCGAAGAATCAGGCGCTGGCAATTCTGGACCAGGCTATTGTTGCCGACGGTTTGGGCGACAAGGCGGATGCCGTGCGTTCGTGGGTGATGACCGGGCTGGCGAAGGCGACCCCGCAGCAGATCGTCAAGATGTTCCGGGCTGTGCATGGCCTTGACGCACCTCCGGCCCCGCCGGTCGTGCCCGGACTGGACAAGAAGAAAACCGAGTTGGCCCAGCAGCGCAAAGCTGCCGAGGACGCCGTTGCCAATGGTGCGACGGTCCCCGGAGCACCTGTTCCCGAAGAGGACAACTTCTTCAAGGGGCACGGCACCGCGATGGCCGGGCTGTACTCATAGCATGATTGGAGCTTGACATGCCCGTTACCGCTGCCATGAATTCCGGCGTCCTTTACACGGATCGCCGCGTATTCTATCCCGAACCGCAGAAGATCCATCGTCTGTGGGGCGGACTGAACCCGTTCAACACCATCATCGAGAAGCTGAAAACCTACCCGGTGCCGGACCCCGATTTCCGCACCTTCGAGTACAAGGGCAGCCAGCACAACCCGTCCTTCGCGTGCGCCGCTGGTTTCACGTTCCCCACGCTTGGCGGTTCGGTCGGTTCCATCACTGTCGTTGCCAGTGGTGTGTACGCGACCCTCGGCCTGTTGGTTGACGTGTACGGTTCGACCGGAACCTACTACGGACAGGGCGTCATCACCGCTGTTGCGAGTGCCACCGAGTTCACGATCACGTCGCTCTACACGGCCAGCAATGCGGCCACCGGCACCAGCACCACGCTGGAAGTCGTGGGCTTTGCCTCCGAGGAAGGCGTGACCGCGCCCATCGCTTGGTCGCAGGAAACCACGATGGCGTACAACTCCTGCGCCATCCTGCGTACCCCCGTGGAACTGACGGGCACCCTGCTGGAGATGAACCTGCGCGGTGAGCAGGAACGCCAGCGGCTGCGCTTCGAGAAGGGTCTGGAGCATCAGCAGCTTCGTGAGAACGCCTTCCTGTTCAGTCGCCGGAAGAGCGCTTCCAGCGTCTACACCGAAGGCCCGTCCCACCTGTCGGGTGCCGGTGGCAAGCAGATCCGTACCACCCACGGCTTCATTCCGACCATCGTGGACAACGCCTCCTCGACCAACATCCACACGCTGGTCACGGCCAATGCCTCGTGGTCCGATTGGGTGACGATCCAGAAGAAGGTGTGGAAGTACTCCAACGCCGGAATGACCAAGATGATGGGCTGCGGCGACACCCTGTGGGCGTACCTGCACCAGCTTGCCGACAACCCCGGCACGTCCAGCAAGATGCAGATCACGCTGAACACGCAGTTGACCGGCAAGATGGGCTTCCCCGTGATGTCCTGCATCACCGGCTTCGGCCTTCTGGAACTGTTCCGTGTGCCCAGCCTGACCATCACCGGCAACGGTCGGTATGCGGGTTACGGCCTGATCTTCGACCCCGAGGAGATCGGCAAGGCGCAGTACCGGAAGAGCCAGTACAAGACCAACATCAAGACGGACGACGGCTACGATGGTGTGAAGGACGAGTACTTCTCCGACGAGGGCCTGTTCATCACCGGCCGCCTCGACCTCGGCGGGTCGGTGGAGCGGGCCAAGCAGGCCCACGAGCAGATGCGCTCCGGGACCCTCACCGACGTGTCCGTCGGGTTCTGGAGGCTCGCCGATCGCACCGCCGACGACGGCGTCACCGAGATCGTCAAGGGCGACCTCGACGAGGTCTCGGTGGTGCTCCGTGGCGCGGTGCCCGGTGCGAAGGTCATGGCCGTCCGCTCGGCCCGCACCGGCGAGATGGTCGAGGTCGACAGCGTGGTGGCGATCGCCGAGAAGGTCGCCGCCGGCGACATCTCCCAGGCCGCCGCTGACGAAGCCCTGCGCCTGCTGTCCAGCTCCGGCACCGGCGCCCCGCCCGTAGAGTCGACCGACGACACCGGTGACCCGGCGCCCGAGCTCGTCGACGCCCAGGCGGAGGCCGACGCCGCGCTCGCCACCCT